ATTCCCGTTTCTTGGATTGTCCGTTCGATATGATAAATCGGGAGACCGGCTTTCAAAATATCATTTTCAGTGATAAATATCACATAGGTTTCATATAGTTGGTCGTAACGATCACCCGGCTCCGTAATATTGGCATCCATCAAACCGCTGTTGTAACGAGCTCGTCTGACCTCTGCACCGCGGTCGTTGCGCTGGATCTCAATGTTATAGGCTTTATTCTGCTCATCCACGGCTAGAATATCCAAGCGGGCCGAGCGACCTTGAATATTATTCAAGCCGTATTGACTGTGAACTTCACGAATTGTCAGGTCATCACGGTCTAAAATCACCTGAAGCAGAAACTCCGAACACTCTTTATCTTCAAAAACCTTCGTCATAAAGTTATCGTCGATAAGGCGAAGATTCTGAATCCGATGCAGATACTCTTCATGCTTCCGCTCAAAGTCCAACTCCTGCGGCGTCTTATTCTCTCCCATCGGCTCACCTACTTTTATATAACACTTGAATGAATCATTTGTCACATAAAGAATACCACAAAACCGCACTTTTTTCAAGGTGGCACAAAATTCACCCCGGCGGACCATCAAATGCTCCATTCAACTGCCATATACATTATTATAATACATTTGTTTCATACAAATGTCACGCAACAGAAAAAGGACGACCCGAAAGCCGCCCTTTCCCTTATATACCGACTTTTGATTCCGTCGCGGGTTTCTCAAAGCCAGTACGATTCCTTACCCTTGGTTCAGGATTTGGAACACGTACAAGTATTTCGTCCGGTTCGCAATCCAGCGCTTCGCAGATGAGGTCCAAATGATTCAGATTCATTCTCTCTGCAATTTCGTTGTAGTAATCACTGATTGTAGTCGGCCGAATGCCTGTAGCGCGTGCCAGATCTGCTTGCGTCCATTTCAGCTCGCCTAGCTTCTTGGACAGTAAAATTCTAATCATATACTCGCTCGCTCCTTACAATAAAAGATATTCTTTTCTTCTGGAAAAATCAGGGGATTGTTAGATTATCACGAATTTTGTGATTCTTTATTGCATAAAAAGCAAAAAACACCCCCGTCACCTGTTTCGACTTTTCATCTGACAGGTGACGGGGGTGTTGTCATTTGTTCCGAGTATTCAGTTCAGCAAGCTGCCGCTGGTCTGATTCTCTGTACCGTTCATCCACGCCTTCCAAATGGGAGAGACAGCGTTTCAGCTCTCCGTTCCAGTAAATCTGCCCAGTTTCCGTTTCCATCCGCTCAATGCCGGCACAAATGCAGGATAGCAGGTCGAATGTAGCCTTACGGCTGTCCATCTGCAAAATATACCGTTCACGGCGCTGTTCATCTTCCTTTTCGCGCTTCTTTGCCGCACGGTCTGCCGCGCCCTTGATAAGAAGCTGATTCACGGCAAAGGAAATCGCGCCGCCCAAAACAGTTCCCAAGAACGCCAGCGCCGCCAAAAGCCACGCCGGAACGGTGACAGTAAACACTTCGGCTGTTCCTGCAAGCACCTGTATCCTCCTTTCAGTCGTCGGTGAGTGTCAGCAATTCGATCCATCTCGTAACGGGGAGACGGTCTAAGAGCCATTCCACACACCGTTTAAGCATCCTTCAGCACCTCCAACCCTGCCTTGGCCGCATTAAAGGTCACCTGCACCACTTTCTGAATCAAGCTGTCCGTGACCAGAAAGCGCAGAGGGGCCGGCACCTTTTCACGAAGCCACGATACGACGACTGCCAGACGTGCTTCGCCCAGCTTGGTGCCGACGAACTCTTTTTCAGCCTTGGTGATGGCCTCAATCGCCCATTCGGCCAGCAGGGCTTTGTATCCCAGACGAATCATGCAGGCCGCAACAACGACCAACGCCACGGCCATAATGGCAACCGTAATGATAGTAGCAGTATTCATACCTTATCCCCTTTCTCAAAGCAGCTTAGAAAGCGCCGCCTTTGTCTGCGTTCCAACGATGCCGTCCGCAGTCAGATTGTGCGCCGATTGAAATTCTTTGACAGCTTCTTCCGTGTTTGCGCCGAAGATGCCGTCTTGGTTGATGCCCAGCGCTCCTTGAAGCACGGCATTATAGAGCCGCTGAGGATAGCCGCTGGTCGGCTTCTTCAGATTTCCAGGGCCGAAGATTTCAGCCGCCCAGTTAGACGTATACGCTGCCGAACCGGGCACGTTGGGGATTCCTGCATAATGATACACCGACACATAGCCCGTCTTAATGTCATTGATGCGAATTTCCCAGTGCAGGTGGCTTCCAGTACTGTGACCCGTGCTCCCTTCAACACCAATCAAATCGCCCGGCTTCAGTTTTTGACCTGCAGCCACATTGATTTGCGACAAGTGCCCGAAATACATATAGTAATTCGTGCGCCCTACCCTAAGCACAACGCGCTGGCCAAAACCTTTTTTGGGGAGCGTTGCGCACTCCCATCCAGCGCGAATGACCGTACCGTATACAGGAGAGTAAATGTGCTTGTCTCCGATGCCAACGAGATCATAGCCTTGGTGATATGTGCCATCTGACCTCAGATGCCTATATGCTTGCGATACCCTGAAAGTGTTCTTATACGGGGAAATCAAAATCAATCCACCTCCATTTCAAACAAAAAAGCCGCGCTGACCATCAGCACGGCTTCTCTCAACACTTTATAGCATCGTATTCGGCTTGCAGGATTGCTCTCTGCTCACCATAATTTTCCGGCTCTTCTCCTGTCTCAACTGAAATGTCCTCCCAGCAATCCAGAAGATGAACCGCAGATGCCAATAGAGCTTCGAGCTTTTGTTCTCGGCTCAATCAAAGCACCTTCCCGTCAGGACTCTTTCGGGCGCGGACCGCAGATGCGGAGTGCCTGAGCTTTCGTCAGTTCGCCCTCATCCACTTTTTCCCATACGCCAACGGCGGTAATTTTCTTCATGCGATACATGGTGCGATAAAATTGCTCCTTGCCCATTACAGTTCGCCTCCCATAAACAGAGTTTCCAGCACGCTCACACGCTCTTCCAGAGAGGGCGCAGCTTCATTAGCGGTCGTCCATGCTTCTGCATAGACCCACCAATCATCAGCCGCCGCCGTGA